ATTTTTTTTAATTCTTCTCTCGTTAACTGTGAGTAAGATAAAGGTTGATTTTTTGGAACAATAGGTTGAGTTACTGATTTACCTTTACCTTTTAATGCTAAATAACCTAATCCTCCTGCAACTGCTAATCCACCAACTCCAATTGCAGCATTACGTAAACTTCGACTTTTACGTTTAGTTCTATCTCTACCTCTACCATAGTTACTTAAATCAACATCATTTAAAATAAACATATTTAATCACTTATTAATTACACTTATTATATCAGTGGCTACGTTAGTTACCTAATTCAGTATTAACTCTACGAAGTGTTTCATGAAGTCCCTTAATCCACTTATCACTCTCACTATTAAGTTGTTTAGAGAACTCCTTAACATCAGCATTACCTTTAACTTCAATATTAGTAGTTGGATTAAAGTTAATAACTACATCTTTATTTAACTTACTATTACTTGATTTAGACTTACCACTATTTGAATCAAAGTTAGGTCTTTCTAAGTTGACATTACTATTAGGGTAAGAAAATAAGTTGGATAACTTCTCCTGACTGAAATTAATACGAGTGTTATCTAACTCACGTCTATCTCCTCTTAGATTATTCATTAATGCCCGATAAATGGCACGATCATCAGCAGTAGTAAATGTAGATTTAGCAACTGCAACGGTCTTATCTTGAGTTTCATTACGTTGTTTATTATCTAATGCAGCCTTTTGAATAGTATTAGTATATCTATTTAATTCTGCTTGCTGTTCTAATATAGGACGTTCTTCTAACTTAGCTTGATATGCAAACTTCTTAGCATCTAATGTTGCTAATGATCCTTTCTTCTCTTCATCAGTTGCAGTTCTACTCTTTAATACTTTAGCTGTTTCAGCTTCTTGTACTTTAAGTTCTGCTGCTAATTTCTTTTCGGCACTCTTTTGATCTAACTCACTTTTAATTAGAGCTAGTTCATTCATCTTAATTTGAATAGCTAATATATCACGTTCTATTTGATGTTTCTTATTAAGGTTAAGTAACTCTTGTTTAGCAGCTTGTTCTGCTAACTTACGTTTCTGATAATCACTTACTGCTAATCCTTCAGCCATCTTAAACATACGTTGTGTATTATCTTGATGCTGTTGTTCTAATTCAGCTTGTTTATTAAGAAGGTCTAATCGCATTTGGTAATTTTTAATTTGTAGATCACCAGCTAATTGCATTTTATTAGCATTAGTTTCTGCAATTGTAGCTTCTAGATTTGCCAGTTGTGCAATCTTCTCATACCTAGCTATTTTCTCATTTTGTTTAGTTATCTCTAGATCGAGCAATCCACCTTCTCTACCTATACGTTGTCTAATCTCTAGTTCTCTACTTGCATTACTATTAATCTCACTTTGATTACGTTTAGTTACATCTAGTAACTCATTCTGTTTAGTGATAGCTAATTGTTCTTGTTTATTAGCATCTAATCTAATTTTAATTGCATCTATATCTTCTTTATTTCTCTTCTGTTTAATAGCTTTCTCTAACTCAAGTTGTATTAACTTACTGTTATTATTAGCATCATTGCGCCGACTATCTAACTCTATTTGTTGTTTCTGCAATGATAATTCAATTAACTTCTGTTGATTAATTAAACTACGTTGTTCAGTAGCATCTGTAACTACACGATTAGATTCGCGCAGTTGAGCTATCTTAGTTTCAATAGCAGCACGTTTCTCAATATCGTTAGTTACTTTAAGTGAGTTAGTTAATCGCGCACTTTCATTTTCAAGTGTAGATGATGTTAACTTATTACGACTATCTATTATCTTATTCTCTTCGTTAAGTGATGCTACATTATTATCAATGGTGTTAGTTAATTCACGGTAAACTAACTTAGTTCTATTCGCGGCATTTTCAATGAGTTTACTACGTTTAGTAAACTCACGTTCTAAATTATCAGTTATTATCTTCTGATAATCTAACTGTAGATTAAGTAATTGATTCTGTATTTCCGTCTGTTTAGTTTTATCATGTTCAACTAACTTAAGTTGTTCATTAAGAGATAGTTGTTTATTTAATATCTCCTTTTTTCTTACCACATCTATATCTCTGATAGATTGTTCTTCAGTAGTTAAGAACTTACTTCTATTCAAAACAACTAAAGCTTGTTCTCTAGTTAACTCTAATTCACGTTTTTTAGATCGTACATTAATTGCACGTTCTAAATTAGATGTTATTAACTCTTGTTGTTGTACATCAATTCCTAGTAATTGATTATTAATAGACTTAGTTTTCTCTAAATCATTTTTATTTAACTCTAGTTCCTGTAGTAGTTGTTTACGTTTTAAATCTAAGTTACGTTTAGTATCCTCAGCTATCTTATTGTTATATTCTTCTTCACTAATAAGACGTTTAGCTTTATCTAACTTAATTAGCTCTTGTTCTCTATCTAATGCTACTTGTTGTTGTTTAAATCTTTCATCTAATTCAGCTTTAAGATTATCACGTTGTTGTGCAGCTAGTTGTTGTTCAAGTAACTTTAACTTAGCAGCATCTAACTTCTTCTGATCTGCACCAGATGTAGCTTTAGTAAATTCAATTAGTTGTTTCTGATTATTAATTTCCTCTTCTAACTTAGCTGCATTTAACTTACGTATCGCAGCATTTGTTTCTCTAGTTGATGTAACTCCACTATCTAACATAGCCCGTCGAGTTTCACCTTCTAAGTTAAGTAAGTCTATTGTTACTTTACTTCCATCTCTCATGTAACCTATAGCTTGGTTAATTCCATTAATATAATCAGTTATATTCATCTCTTGTTTATTAGTATCTAATACAGCTTTAAGTGTTTTAGCTGCTTCAGTTGCACTAGTACCATTAACTTGATATAACTGATCAATACTACTAATAACTCCATTAACATTAGTGTCAAATTTATTAACGTAATCAGTCATATCAGTTACGTCAATTTTAACCTTCTTATTATTAGCATCAAGATATTCACCAGTTCCATCTAATGTTGCTTTAACTTGACGACGATATTGTTCTAGATCAGTTTGCGCCAATCTAAGTCCCTTCTTCATTCTAGTTTGAAGTGCGTTAGCTCCTCGATCACCTTCTATAGTAGTGCTACCTTTTTCTATTTCCAGATTATTATCTAATACGCGCTTAAGTAATATGTTCTGTTGAGTTTGATATTCTATTCGCGCCTTATCTATCTCTTTTTTCTTACTTAATACATCTTTCAATTTATCATTAGCAGTTTCTAATATTGTACGATGATTAGCTAATGCTTTTTCTTCATCACTAGCTTGTTCACGTTGTTTCTCATCTAGTGCATTGTAGTTTTTAAGTTGTTCATTAACTGCTTTAATTCTAGTTTCATTAGCAGATATTTCATTTTCAGTCTGCTTAGTTACTTGTTTAGCTTTATTGTTTATTTTATCTATATCAGCAGCATTAAGTATTTTACCTGCTTTAATTAACTTATCAATATCCTCAAATCCACTTAATCCAGATTGAAGTTTTTTAGTTGATTTAGTTAAATTAATTATTGAAGTTTGTGTACTTGCAGATGCTTTATCTATTTCATGAAAAACTGGTACTAGTTGATCTAATCTAATTAGACTCATACCTTTACCAATTAAATCATTTATACCTTTAATTGCAATATGTATAATAGAGAATTGATTGGTAAAATTTATAAATGATTTAACACCATCAGTAAAATTCTCCCAGAAACTTTTATATTCAGCATCTGTAGATTTAATTAAATCTTGTTCAGTTTGTAACTGTATTAATCGTTGTTTATCTGAGTTAGTTAACATCTTTTGATTATCTAACTTCTCTAATAGGATTCTCAGATTTTCCTGTTCTAGTTTATTTGATTTAACTAACTCTTCATTTAGTTTTCTTACCTGTGCAGTTGTTCCAAAAAATTGATCATATAATAATGCTCCAACTATAGTTAACGCAATTAATGGTGCAGATAATAATTTTAATCCATTTAATAATTTAGTTACTAATGCACTACTTCTTGCAAATAAACTACTTAAATTAGTTCCTAATCCAGTTAATGATGTTCCTATTGCACTAAATGTAGGTAATAAATTACCTGATGCTATTGATGCTTTATTTAATGCAATTTGAGCTACATATAAGTCTTTAGTTTTAGTAATTAAAGTAGTTATTGCTTGTCCTACATCTGTATATAAAACTCTAGTTAATAAGTTATTGGTAATATATGATTTACCAAGTAATCCATTAACTTCAATTAACTTACCTGTTGTAACTGCGTTACTTAATGCAGCCGCAGTATTAACATTAGTAGCAGCAGTATTAGCAACCTTAGTTGTTATTAAATCAAGTTCTGATTTATTTAACGCAGCGTTAAGTAATAATCTAGATTGATCTATTCCAATTAACTGTTTTAATATTGGAATTAAACCTGCATTATTAGTCCATAGTAACTTAAGTATAGTAACTTGTTCACCTATAGTTCCATTCATGAACATCAAGGTTACTCGCAAACCTTGATATGCTAAGAATGCTTTAGTTACAGTTCCAACTAAAATACCAATAGTATCAGTTACTTTATTAAATGCTAATTGACCTAGCAATATTGATGCTATAGTCTTCTTCATTTCTGGACTAATTCCAGATAATGTTTTAGTGAACGTTTCTAATGCTTTAACTCCAGTGTCAAAGAATGGAGCTAACTGTTCACCAAATTGTATGAATTGTTCAGTTATTCTATTTACAATTGCATCGAATGTTTCAGCTTGGTTATTTAATTTAATTCCAAATACACTATCTAATGCTTTACGTGCAACTTCACCTGTTTTACTAACATCAAACATCTTCTGAGTAAATTCATCTAATTTCTCAGAGTTATTAGCTGCTAATGCTAAGAAAGTATTATAAGAAGTAGAATCTGCAATTATTTCACGAATTACTTCAACGTTACCCTTAGCTGCTATATTTAAATCCTGTATTGCTTTAGTAAGACCTTTAGCTTTTATTTCACTAACGTCAAATCTAATTGGTTTACCACCTTCATCACGTAATTCTCGCAATGCAGCAGCAGCTTGAGGAGTTTTGCTGATAATTACGCGCGATAATGATTCAATACCTGTTAATGCACTGTTTGTGTCAAAACCTTTTAATGTTAATGTTGCTACAGCAGCACCTAACTCTTGCAATTTAATCTTAGCTGCGTTAGCTGTTACTGCTGCTTGAGCAAAACCATTACTTAATTCTGGTATTGTAGTTACACCTAATTGTACAGTTTGATTTAGAACTGCACTAACTTTAGTTGCATCACCAGCACTCAGATTATAAGCACTAATAGTTTGAGCAAGTACCTTCATAGTTGCTCCAGTATCAGCACCACCAGCTTTAGCTAATTTAAGTCCTGCTGTCATTACAGCTTGGTTATCAGCAGCTTCAGTAAAACCAGACGACGCAGCTTCATAACTAGCTTTTAATGCGTCAATACTAGTTACTGCATTTTTAAGATCCTCATTAACTAGTTTCTGAATACTAGTAGATAGATTCTTAATAAATGGATCATTCTCAGGAAACAATGTAGCTACTTCTGATTTAACTTTATTGAATCTATTAAATGTAGTTAATGCAGTTAAACTAAATGAATCTAGAGCATTACGACTTCCTAATACTGCATCTTGTAATTGCGTGAATTGCGTAATAATGCCAATATCAAGTCCACTAGCTTGCATTGCTTTCAATCCATCATTAAATCCATCTAAGTTAGCTTTCGCATCATTAATACCAGTTCCTAGTATTGAGAATACTTTAACTACTCCAGTTACTGCAAATGTCTTATTTAATAGAACATCAGTTGTACCAAGAACCTTAGTAAACTTAGCTAAGTTATCAGAGTTAGTAAATAACTGTTTACCAAATGCACCTAACCCTATGTTAAGTGCCATTATCTTGAATTGTAATGAACCAACTTTCTCATTAACTTTATCAATAACTCCACTTATATTATCTTCACCTTGGAAGTTAATGTTAACGTCTTGATTATATTGATCCATTAGAACCCCATTAATTGATTTATACTTGTTTTCTTACCGTCTACGATTATCTCCTGATCTAGATCATTATTAATAACATAATCATTCCAATCTCTTTCTACTTCCTCAGCATCTCGAACTGATGGATCTTTACGTAACTCAGTTGTCTGATTAATCAGATCATGTATCTCCAGATCATCTAGTGAGTTAACTAGTAGTAGTGCATTCTCAACACCACCATATATCTCAATTAATGCCGCTAAATCTATAGCGTAGGAACTTCTGGTTGTTCCTGTGTCATTTTTTTTATTGCTTCACCACTATCTCCTCGATAATTAAGTTGATGTAACTGACTGATGAGAGATGGCTTGTACCATGTTTCAGCTTCAATCATCTTACCGATATTAGTGTATTGAGCTATTTCTTCAGGTGTAGATGTAGTGAAGAATATATTACTTAACTGTTCTAAATTATCCTCAAGTAACTCTAACTTGACTGCTCCATCTCCAACTACTGCTAGTAATTTAGATGTAGTTTCAATTACACTCCAACACGCATCATCAGCAACACAAGCCCCGACATTAGCATTATGAGTAAGAAAAAAGTAGAGGAGTTTCTGTTGTAGTACAATTAAGTCCTTTAACTTAGTGCGAGTTACACGCTTAACTGTATCTATAGTTCCGTCACTGTATGTTATATCAAAGTTATTCATAGATTTAAATAGTAGATTATTCATCTACTATTATTACATTAATTAGTTACAACCAACTTGAATAGGTACATAATTCCATTCATAAGGGAAACAGACACCTGGAACATCATTAATGAAGAATGGTATTTCAATTGCATCTGCCTTCGGATCAAGTGTAGATCCCGTGTAACTAGGTGTTACGTTATCACATTTAAAGTGAATTACTTTATTAGCCTTCGTAATTAGTAATGCACTAACTTTATGTGCGCCAACTACGTTATCACTAATACCAGTTCCAGTAAATGTTTCAGTTGTAGTTAAACTAACTGTTTCATTTGCGGTAACGAGATTATTAGAGAACTTAACATTGAGAGATGCTCCAACTGCAAATGTATCATCTGTAGTTGCACTAAAACTCGCAATACTAACTTGAGTTAATTGAACTGAGAGATTATTACGTTGAACAGATGCTTTACTAGGAGCGTTAAGTGCAACACCATAACCTAGAAAACCAGTTGTAACTGCCGCATAGTTATTCTGAGTTACTTGATAACTCTTAACTACATCTAATGTGCCAGTCTTAGCATCAAATTGATTGCCAATTTTAAATTGCAGGATCTCTGGTTGCATATAGGAATAGACAACTCGCAGAACTGGCATACGTCCAGTAATGTAACTACCAGAACGAGTCATTTCACCCTGGTTATTTTGAGTTGTTTGAATCTTTTCTTCAATACCGTTATCAATTACAAATCCAGTTGGAGTAGGTAGATGTAATAATGCACCATCAGATAGACGAGTTAACTTTAAATTAGCAACGCCTTTAATAGTGTCGTATAATTTACCGATTGTCATAATTGTAGCCTTAACAAATAGTAGGTTGACCTTCTGTTACGTTGAAGGAGAAACGGAGGAAACTATAAATAGGAGTTCCTAACTCATTCATTAATGTTCTGTATTCGCAACGTTTAGAAGTTGGTTCTATAAATACAGTTATATCATGTAATGCAAAACTAAGTACCTCATTAATATTATAATCAACCCAATTTAAATAAGGTAATAATACCTCTAGATTAGGTAACACTAATGAATAGTGAACTTGAATAGAGCTAAGTCGTTTATTACTAACAGTGTATTGTGAACTAGTTCTAAATACTTTAATTAGTGGGAAGTCTTGCACAGGTACATTAAACGCATCATATAAACGATAGCTATTAATAATAGGTACAGTTAATCCTTCGTCATTAGCACGTCTATTAAGTTCACGTTTAAGATAGTTAGCTATATGTCCAGTTAAGTAATCTTCATTAATCATGGTTTCAGCAACACCTTAACTATAGACTTAATTAACTCTTCGTATTTAGTAGTAGGTCTAGATAACTTCGCTACGTTAGGAATACCTTGATTAACTCTAAGTTTAATTGGATAACTAACTTCATCTAATATAAGTGGCGCAATATCACGATCTCCAACTGTGTAATCTCTCATCGTTTTAAATTGATTACTTAACTCAGTTAACTTATCACTGTTTATCTTCACCAGTATATATCTCCTTTACCTGTTTCATTAATAAACTCAACATCACGAAGTGCTGCTAACTTAGGTCTAGTTGTAACGTACACTTCAAGTCGAGTTATAGTATCGTCATAACTACTTCTATTAACTTCACCTGTTAATCTAATTGGTTGAGGTTGTGCAACTCCAACATTAGTTGCTACTAGAGGCATACCGGGAATGTATATGTTATGACCAGTAGTTAACATCGCCAGTAGACTGTATGCGTGTAACTTAGTATCTGTACTAGTTCCCGCCACATCACCACCTAGTTGCGCCATTCCAGTTCCTATGAAGTGGATACGCAGTAACTCCGCTATTACTAGATCATCAACAATAGTAGTTAGTATTGAGTGATTATTGATTAGCGGTAACTCATATATCTGATTGAGTATTAAGTTAAGGAACTCCTCTTGTTGTTCGATAACTTCATCAACCAGAACATCATCAACTTCATTACTAGGTAGACTACTATATGGTGCAGATTGATATTGACTTGGTTTGATATTAAGTCGCGCCTTCAATTTGCGCCCGATTGATTCCTTATTGCAGTAGATAGGTGTATAGGTCATTTATTCACCTTTAGCTATTTTTCTAGCTGCTCTGAGGAAATTAAGTCGTCGAAGGTCATCTTTCGTGCGATTTACTAATTTGAGCCAACCACGAAGTTCACGACTTATATTAGTCCCAGTTGATGCTAACTTTTGACCTACTTTAACTGTATCTTTAGTTTCTTTGTAGTTGATTCCCTTTTTTTTCTTACGCTTAACTTTATCTCGACCGCGTTTGAAGTTAGCTGTTCTAATGACAGCACTCCTATTGATATCTGTCATTAGGAACATATTACACCTTAGTTATTTCAGTTGTCTCAATTAAGTCACGTTGTTTAACTACTTGCTTCTTAACTCTCTCTGGACGATTAGCAGTACCAGCATCTATTTCATCTACGTTAATCATTTGATATGGTTCTAATGTAATCTCAACTGTTTCAAGTGATTTAACATAAGCACCATTATCTCTAATGTCTTCTGGTAACTGACCATAGAGATAAGGTAAGTTAGCTGGATAGATGTTACCATTACGATCCATGTATTGTTGAATTAAAGTTACTTTAGTTGTTAAGTTCATGAGTTTTCTGGTGTATCACCAGCTTGAGTTAAGAATGTATTTAAATCAATTATATTACCAATAGTGCCAGCACTTAATAATGGAGTTGTACCACCACTAGAATAAGTAGTGGCACTACCTGGAAATACATATTGTTTAGGAATAACAGTTAATGTGTTATTGAGAATATTAAGTGGAATAACGATACGTTGAACAGTTTTAACTACTGTAGTTGTATCATCCTTAGTAATAGTTAAGTTAATATCAACAATAAATTCATTTGTACCTTGAGCAATAGCACCAGTAAATGATAATGCTTTAGATAATGTAGGATTTAGTTTCTCACGGTTGAATGAAGATGAGATAGACATAGTTGTTACGGTAATTGGTTAAGTTAATAATAACATTAAATTAATTCCTCAACATCACCAACTAAAATAGCCCCATATCCTGCCAACTCGGCAGGGCTTATCAATATTTGCTCTTGATAGCTAGGGTCTGGTTGAGTCCTTTGAAGTAACGCTATGATGGCATCAAAGTGAGCTTGGGTTAGTTTACCCCCACGTTTTAAAGTAGTTAAATTTCCAATAATCCAATCAGGTCTTTTTTGGACAATAGCATCTAATATCCTTAAATAGACTGGACTCTCAGCTATAGCTAATACTTCATTGTCAGCAACCACCGCAGATACTTCCTCTAAGGTAGTTGTCACAGATACTTGTCCTATTGGCACTGGATTATCTACTAATACTTTATCGTTGAGGTATGAAGTTAATTCCCTGGGAGATAGTTCAGGGAATTGTTCAATTTGAGAAAGCAGCCATTGTTGTTTTGTCATGGTTTTTAATTATCCACTAATATGATTTTCCTCAAGCTACTGTGATGCTGTAGTACTTACCCTGATTGCGCTCAAGCGTTTGGCGGTCGGTGGTGGAGAGTGCCGATGGGAACGAAATCAATTCTGATACAGTGCCGTCGAATGGGAGCAATGATCCAGTTCCATTCAACGAGCCTATCGCGCTATTGACCCCCGTATAGACGCTCGTAATTGTTGCGCTATCCCATTCCGTGCCGTTCTTAAACAGTTTCCACTGCTCGCTTCCGGTGCTTGATATAGATGTGATTAAAGTGGGTGTATTTGAAATAGCAACTTCTGCGGCGAAACCACTGCCTCCTCCGCCTCCCGTCGCTGTAGTGTTGGCTAAGTTCAAAAACCCAGCCGACGCAGCTCCACTTGAAATTTGGTTTGCAATTAAGTAAAAACGGCCAATTTGTCCAGAAGACCACTGCCCAAAAACAGTCCCAAATTCATTTTCAATCTTTGGTGTGAATAAAACAAACAGACTGTGCGTTGTGTCAATAAGCGGAGAAGGGGCAGCTAAATAATCATCCACGCCATCGAACAAGATGGCAGGCTTTCCGCCTTCCGTTTGTAAAACGCCATTGCTAACAATCTGTGGCTGATTAGCTGCCGTGGTCTGCGTAGCGTTGCGCCCATTGCCTGATTGGTCATACCAAATGGTGACAAAACCGCTGCCAGTGCCGACAAATGCTAACAAAGCTAATATATCTAAATTACCTTGAGAATCAAACCCAATATCTAATTGTGCGTTATCACTACTTCTCTTGACTCTAATACAAAAACCAGTATAAAGCCTTCTTAATCTCCTTAATCCATAAGCGACAGAGGCTATAGCAAAAATTAAATCAAGAACACCTTTAAAACCACCCAACACCACCATTCTAGTAGAAGTTCTCATGGTGCAAAACTCCTAGCGCGTATAGTCCCTGTTTCTGAGTTAGCAGCCGGGGCAATTGCACCGTTAGTAACCAGATATCCCCACAAACTTGAACTGGTTAAAATAAACAATTGATTTAAGTCTCTAATAACGCCAACAACCTTACCCCCTCCTTTAGCTAAACTCATAGGTACATTGAAACCTACAGGGTCTAGAACAGGGTCAGAACCAATTGTCCAGATACTATTATCTGCAATATTTGTAGGTGCTGTAGGGTATAAGTGTACCGCAAAAGAAGTCATACCTGCTGGTACAGAAGATAGATTGAGAGATATTTCAAAATAAGAAAGGAATATACCTTTACCAGCTTCGCCTATATTTTGAAGTTGGAATAGACCGCCATAAACATCAAAGTTTGGTGCAGAAGCAGTATAAGTTGTAGTAGCAGCGCGAGTAATTGTAATTGTGGTTGAGGATTCATAAGCTGACTTTGGAGGGATGCGATCGCCTATCAGTTTCCAAATCGCAGACAACCAACCTAAGTTACCCACACCACCGGTAGGTATAGTAGCATCTGTTATTTTAGTGCCAAAGTTAACCGTGGTAGAGCCTCCGCCACCGCTACTAGGATTTAAGAGTGCTGCTACTTCGGCATTAGCCACAGCTTGCGTTAATTCAGATTGCCCATATTCGCCATTTTCATATCTAGGCAGGTCGCCTTTATTTATCGTAGGCATACTTAAAAGCGTGTGTTAAAATATACTATATTTACATTTTACGATGCTTTTAAGTTTTATGCAAAAAAAATTATGGAGTTAAATAATTGCAGTAATTAATTTAAAAACTTCTTGCATTAATCCCGTATTTGGAGAGGGTTTTGAAACCTACATCAAAATCTTTTACCCTCTCCTAAAAATCCGCACTTCTATCTTCTTCGTGGCAGTTTACATAGACCCACCCTAATGTACATCCTAAGTCGGTGATATGCTCTACGTCTCCATCTTTATTTAGCTTTAAGTAAACATCTATAATTGCACCATCCGGTAAAGTAAATGGTGTTTTTAACTTTATGTACCCATAGCCATTTTCTTTAACAGTAAATAAATTGTTAAATTCTTCCTCTAGCTTAAAAATTAACGCTTTTTTACCTTAACTTTAATTACCTCATCTGCTACAGATGTGTATTCTGACCTAATTACTAGTTCATGATTTTCATGCAAAAGCATAAATTCATAAATATCTACAGGAAGTGATTTAGACCTAAAACTTTCGCGCACATCACCAATATCAAACAACCCTAAATCTAATACTTTAGTTAGGGCGTTTTTTATTTTCTCCCACTTACTCAAGAAATTTTTAATACTTTCTTGAGCGTGATTAACTTCTTCTGTTTCTAAATTACAGGTTTTGCAAGCGAGTCTAAATTCATGAGACATTTTAAATTACCTTTACTTTAACCTTTAACTTTCTAGAAAACTTAAATTGCCTGACTTCCAGTCTTCAGGATCGATAGACTTAATTTGTTTATACAACTCTTCAAGCTGTGCGACGCTATAAAGCTTGTCTACCCCTGCATTCACGCCCTGGATTTTGTTATTTTGGAGGAATTTAATAAGCTTATATGTGTTCAGACCTTCCCGCCCGTAATTGGGGTTTCGCTCCACTAATTCTGGGAAGTTAGCCTCTGTAAAGAAATACTCATACATTTCCTCAAACTTAATATGGGTTCTGCATTTCGGTAAATTAATTAACATTTTTTATCCTCCTAAACTAATTAAATAAAACTTAAAAAACTCTCTCCAAGAACTAACTCTCTCGCCAACGGGAAGAAAATCTTTACCTTGTTTTGTCCACAGTAAAAATTTATAGACTACTTTTTTGAGCTTTAAGTTACACCTATCTAAAAAAACAATAAATGCGTAAAATAACCAAAGTAATGGATAAACATCTGTCCTTACGTACAAATCATCATTCCAAAAACCCGGCACACGATAATAAGAAAAATCCATAGCCAGTGGCTTAAATTTAACGCCATCACTTACACAAACGGAATCAAATATTGAAGGTTTTGGCAAAATAAATATTTGCGGGCTGTCCTTAGTTATTTCGTAACGATGTTCTATATAAATCCCAGGATTTACTTCAGGAGTTATTTTCCCCACAAATTTTAGTATTAGCATTTTACTTTCTCACTTACGACTATTTTTAAATTAGGATATTGACTTACGACTTCTAGCCTATCATCTAAGCTAATTACTAAATTCTCATCTTCCTCATCTTTCCCTAGTATTTTTAGTTATTAGCATAACTTTTAAAAACTCCTTGTAAAACTTCCCAACCGTCTCCCGTTATATTAGTAGTCTCCAATTTATCTTTAACATCAACTAAAGAAAATTCCTTAATTAATTGGCTAAAAAATATCCTAAAGAAACTAAAATGAAAAACTCTAACTCCCTCGAAACTTAATTCTACAATTTCCCCAGGGTGATCATAAAGGATATGCCCGTCGCCGTGACATATAGCATACTCGCCAGTTATCTCAAAGATTTTAAGTTGCATTTTTTTAACTTTAACTTAATCCTACTATATACTTTTTATATACCGCCGTCAATCCCCAAAAGTATTAAAAGTATTTTTTATCTCCTCACAAATTACTTTAATAAGTAATGGTGGTACAGAATTGCCAATTACATGAACATCCAAGGCGTTTTTGCCAGAAAATTCATAACTTGGCGGAAAAGTCTGCAATCTGGCCAAACACGCCACGTTTAAGCTTTTTACAACGCCATTTATGCTTACGTCTATTAACTTTTCCCTATTCGCACCCTTTCCATCGCTTCCTAAAGATGCTTTTATTGTCCAAATTGGTGAATCTTCCTCACGGATTTTATTCACCTTACTTCTTGCGCCAACTCTTTCTACGACTACCTTGGCATTACTAAAGCCTTTATTCCTTAAACTTAGAGAGTTGAGTTGTTTTCTGGTTAAACTAACTTCTTTTAAATTAGGGATTAAATCTTCAATTGCTGAGTACCATCCTACCCATTCACCATTATTTTTACTATGCGTAGAACTAATCCTTACGGCAGGGAAATTTCTATAGTTAAAAATAGTAATTAATCTTTGGCGAGTTTGTGGCACGCCATAGTCAGCACAGTTAACTATCTCCTCAAAACTTATTTCATAGCCTAATTCCTTAAGGTAATTTTTAAATTTAATATAAACCTCGCTTTTAGCATAAGCCCTAACGTTTTCTAAAATTACATATTCAGGTCTAAATAAAGTATAAAACTTCCTTGTCTTCCAAATGACTTTTGCACTTTCGGAATTAGGATTTTTATTTAGTTTTAATTGGGAATACTCCTGACATGGTGGCGAAGTTTGGATTACTAAAATCTCATTATTCTTTTCCCTTGCCTCTTTTAATGGAATATGTTTTATAACACTTAGGATACTTACCTCTCCTATATCTTGGCAAATTACTTTACCTAAATTCTTCTCATATAATTCCGCCACTTTCTTATCCCACTCAATCCCCAGCAAAGGCATAAACCCAGCTTGGATTGCTCCCAAAGTTGAGCCGCCACCGCCGCTAAAATGCGAAAACCATAAAAACTTTTTCATTATTTCAAAACCCTACTTTCTATTTCTTTGCTAATCTCCAAAACTTTCCAGCGGCACTGATTTAGGTATTTAAAGGATTTATAATAATTTTTATAATCCTTACTTTTCTCCTGCGCCACAGATTGTTTTTCCAATATTTCTACGCTTTCTTTTATGTTATAAAGCATCTGCCACAATACCTCTATATGAAGTATTTTTATTGTGTTTAAAAATGGGTCATACATTACTAATAATTAACTCCTTAACTTTACCTCTTTCCGCGCCTTTACTATTTATCGTACCATTTCTCCAAACTTCATTAATTTTAAATTCATCCCCATTGTACAAATCTAAAATAAAACTATTGTGAGAATTGCAAAGTAAAAACTTTATTTTATTTTCATTGTATTCCCTACATACGTCTCTTAATTTAACTTGCTCATCTTCCCCAAACGGGCTTTTGTTATAACCATTAAAAGTCCCATGATAAGGTGGATCTAAAAATACAAAATCGCCAGGTTGAGGCAAATGACTAATATTAAAGAAAGATGTATTAACTACCGCTACATTATTACTGTTTAAGGCTAAGTTTGCCTCACTTAATAATATTGGCTGGTAAATCTTTTGTGTTAAATCCCCCATCGGGACATTAAACTCGCCATTTTTATTAACGCGATACATTCCTGATCTACAAGCCTTATTTAAGTAAATAAACTTTGCGGCATTATAAACATCTAACGTAAAAGTTTTGTTCCTTACTTCTTCAAAAAAAACCTTATCGTGAGATTCTGCAAATTCCTTTAAAAGAACTTGTTTTAATTTACTTAAATTATCCTTAACTTCTTTATAAGTATTCACTAAATCCGAGTTTAAATCACTTAACAAAGCCCTCTGTATTAACCCCGCATTTTGGAGATGGAAAAACATTGCGCCGCCACCTAAAAATGGCTCAAAATAAGTATTAAATTCGGCGGGGATTAATCCTAATTCTTCGTATTGAGGAATTAATCTAGTTTTGCCTCCTACCCACTTAAGGAATGGTTTAAAATTTTTATCTTTAACTATTTCTGTTAAACAATTAAAGTCATGTTCGTATTTTAATTTTGCATTATTGGGAAGGACGGTTATAGCTTGAGGGTTGTTGTATGCGATCTTCATAGATTTAAAATCTTTTGAGACAATTCATTCATTTCGCTAACCAACTCTTGATATTTTTTAAAGTCTGTAGAATTATTAATTTGCGAAAACTCTTGTTTGAATTTTTGAGTTAATTTATCCAACTTGATAATTAGCTTTTGCTTCTCCCATTGCTCCTCAGAATAAGCTTTACCGGAACACATATTATTTACTAAATCCAGTACACCATCAGATTTAAAAGTAAACTTATACTCCCAATTTGTATCTTCATTATTAGCATAGATAAACTTAGTGCCTACTTTAGTAACTATTAATTTAATATCTATTGATTTTTTATCAATAGGTTTATTTGAAGGCATCCAGTAAATGTCGCCAGGCATCCAGTAAATGTCGCCAATGTTTATTTTTTTTAATCCTTCCATAGTTACCTCTCTTTATACATTTAAAAGTATAATTATATAATACATGGTTTATATACCGTCGTCAAGTCCCAAAAGTAAAAAAATAAAAATTATGCCTAGTATTAATTTTTTCCAAAGAGTAAAAAACATTTTCACGCAAATCCTTGCAAGGATAAGAAAACCGCGAGGGTTTACAGGATCTTCTGAGTCTTTACGCTTAGGTCTAGCTTCTAAGAGGAATTTAAGCTTAGGATTACCGGAAATTCCCGTTAGAACAATTATGGGGGATGGCTATTTAACTCACCAATTGATAGAGATGTCAATATGGAATCCAGAGGTACGACACTCTAGTAGTATTTTAGCTAGGGATGTTTTTATTAGAGAAAATGGCGAAGTTCGTAGTTGGAAAGTTAACCCTAAGATGGATGACGTAGAAGTAGATAAAAATTTAATTAGTGTAAGTAAAGAAATGGCATCAAGGCAATTTGGAAAAGATTTAGTTCTAGGAGGTAATGCCTTAGAGCCAGGCGTAAGGAGGATGCTGAGGTTTGGCGATAGTTTTGCAGAATTAGGATTAAACTTCGACAGTAAAAATAAGAAAGATTACTTTATAGAAAAAATCCAATACCTCCCAACTTTCTCTATGTTTGTGGATGTAAATAGTGAAGGGGAACTAAAAGGAACTTATTCACAAAGGAAAATGATTAGCGAAAGTCCTGACGATAGGGTATTTCCTGATTGGAAAATATTGCATTTTAAATATGAAGAATTAGGAGCTTCAGGAAGGTATGGCGACTCCTTATTTTTACAGTCAGTTGAAGCTTACGAATACTTAAAAGAACACCGTCCAGATGTCGCCCAAGCTGTCCGAGCCGCCGCAATTTCTCCTTGGCTTCATCTCATGCCCGAAGGCGCGGATGAAGAATACAAAGAAGCTTATATGCTTGAGCATAAATCGCAATTAGCACAAGGCTTAATTTCCAACCTTTACTTGTTAAATAAAGCTGACGTAAGAAAAGCTTATAGTAATGGTAATGAAAGTCTTAAGGGCGTTTTTGATTATTGGATGAAGCTTAGGGAAGAGTTAGTGCCGCCTGGCGTACCGCTATGGTTTTTCCCAGGGTTGGGAATGGAATCAAACTCAGGTAAGGATATAGCTAACCAACCCGCATTGATGTACTCAAGAAATATCCAAGCTTTGCGAGGGTTGGTCGGAACTCAGGTTAAGTGGTGCATTAGCCTAGAGTATTGCATGAAATTCGGGTATGAATCGTACTATGAAAATGTCATTAAAAGGGGTGGCTTTGAATTAGATTGGGGAATTTGGGCAGTTAACGGACAAGAGTTTTTAATGAAAGCTCAAAACCAATCAACCCAAAATCAACAGTTAAGTGCGGGCGCAGGGAAGGAATAATTAATAAAAAAATCCCTTAACTTCTGGTGCTGAGTTAAGGGATTACCATAGTAAATAGTGAGGAGTGACTCAAGCTAAGAACCACGATAATATTTTAGCATAAATAATCGGGGTTTACGTTAAATTTTCCGTCCGATAAATCTTTTCCGCAATTTGGACATTCAGCATAACTCCCGCTAAAACCGTAATTGCCAAGAGATCTGTTTAATTGTAAAGTTTTTATTACTGTCGGAACTTCAGTTTTTAAACTTCCATAAATTTCTGCTGGCGTAGGATTGGAATCCCCAACCCATCCGCAACTAGGGCATTTTATGTATTTTATTTCTGGCATACTTTTTAATTACCTGACTATTTTAAAATTTCTACCGCGATAATTTTTTTATTACTTGTCCAAGTTTGCAACATTCTTTGTTCGGAACATTCCCTATCTAAAGATTTGATTCTTCGCCAACCGTCAATATCTTTAAAGTAGCTACCAACAATAGTGCCTATTTTTTTAACTGGCATGGCTTTAAACCTCTAAAGCTGCGTAATAATCGTCCCAAGTTTCGTCAATCACTTCATCAACAGTTTTTCCTCTTGCTAATTGGGAAAATCTATACTGTGTCCAAAATTCAAAATCTTCATCGTCTACATATAGCGGTCTACCATGAAAGGTCATCGCAAGTAACCTCTTTTTTAGTAACTTGCTTTGCCATGCGACACTAAAATTAATTTGCATCGCTGTTTAATCCTTTTAAATCATCTTCATCAAAATAGAATGTTTTGCAAAACTCTTCTCTAGTTAAAGCCTTAAATTCGTTGTTGAAATAACTCCTGGCTACTTTCCAAATAGCAGACTCGAAAGTAATCTCTCCATTGCAATCTATCTGGGGTCGGTTTATAGTTTTTTGAAGGATTACACTTTTCTTACTAATTTTTATTATGGAAAAATGCGATCCCCTTGTTAAATGCCTTACGCCGTAAGAGAAATTAATTTCCGCTGATTTTAACTTTCCGTAATCTTTACCGCCAATCATTAATCTAATCTCCATTTTTATGTTCCTCTCTAATTTTCATTAAAATTTTTCCCAAGTGATTTTCGCCAACGCCGTCGTAAGTTTTACCCCAAATTCTGTCACCCCATATATTCCATTCTATAATTTCCTCACTTCCCGTAGCCATTAATTTATAGTACCAACTTGTACCCTCCATGAATTTAAACCTTAAGATATCTTCCATTACAAGGAATTTAATTTCATCCCAATTGTAATCCTTCCTAAGCTTTACCTTTCTACCCATTTTTTTAGCTTCAGAAGGACTTACTTCAGATATTAACTTCCTTGTAGTTAAATCCTCCCTCTCGGTCTTCATAGCTTGAAAGAAATTTTCGGCAGTCCAGTATTTAATATCTTGGTAAATAAAGGGCGTGTCCATTGGCTCAAAATTACTAAACCAGTTTTTTGTCCAAGCCATAAATTACGAACCTAAAGATTTTTTAAAACCATCGTCCATTAATTGTTGATATTCTTTAAACTTTTCTGGATCTGTAGCTACAAGCTCGTAACCGAGTCTTATAATGTCCTCTGGCGAGTCACATACCCTGCCGCATATCGTAACAGGCTTGTAAGGAATAGGTTTTAATAAATCCGCGTACAAATCTTGTTTTGTAAGCATAAAAAAACCAGCTTTTATTTCATTCGCCAGTCCAGATGCAATTATTTCTGCAAACCAATAATCGGGATATCCGCCGCAAGCAGATTTTACTTGATCGCATTTGTTATTCCAATCTTCTTCGCTAGACGCGGACTTCATCAATTCAATTACTTCTGTTTTAGTCATCTTTATATTCCTCTCTTACTCTTTAACTTCATTCTGGTTATACCACACCTTTCTATCGTCGGTCAATAGGTAAATTAAAAAATATAAATTTAGGATATACTGATATAAATAATTACTTACTTTATAGATATGCCTAAGCGTCAAAAACAAATAGATTTAACTTCCCAATCTGCGGAATTTATAAACCTCACCATAAGCCCCGGTGACACTTTTACATTCACACTCCAAAATATCCAACAGTTTTACGGATCGTTGGGAATTATTTTTATAGGCGACACACAGCAAAGACTGGGCTTATTCCCCAGTGGCTATTACTTATTTAAAATCCCCGCGGCTGGCAGCAAATTAGATTTAGTAATTAGCGCGGGGCAAACTATGGCCATGAGTGGACAAATCCCAATTGCCTATTCGGGAGAGATTCAGCTTATTACGCCATTGAGCCAAATTGATTCATTTAACTTTTCCGCCAATATTACGCCGGCGGATAAAATTCAAGTTATTACCGCATCATCAGTTGCCCAACATACTTATAGATTTTTAGGAGTATTAAGTGCTGCGCCAACTACAAGTTTGGCTCAATATCAGATTTATTTTAACTCAACCTTGACTAAATTTTTTGTTTACGACGGCGAGGGTTGGGTAGAAATAGTCTAAAAAACGTCAAGTAAAAATGGAGTTTTTAGGGAAACGTCACACAAATCGCGTCAAGCGTTTTCTTCTCTAATAAGGATTTTACCTGACGCTTTTACAAAAATACCCCTTTTTACCTGACGTGGGCTTAAAGTTAAAAATCCTCCAAAGTGCTTTTGTATAAGCCTTTGGAGGATTTATTGTAATTTACCTGACGGGTTTATTTGCCTACTTCCTTAAATAAGCACTTATCCGAGTCGCATCCGGCCGGGCCAACTTGAGAATCTTCTACCGCTACATTGCCCAACCTTATTTGCAAAAGTTCATCAAAACTACTATTTTTACGGCGAGCTAAAACCTCTCCCCATAAATCTTCATATTTTTCCTTAGAAATTGGCTCAAATGGCAGACGAGGGAAAGTTTCGCCACCGTCAAATCTTGCCAAAAGTGCCGCAGAACTATATCCGCCACAATTTTGGATGTTCTGGTAAAGGAGTTGTGCATATTCCCCAATTTCCTCTTGACGTATTTCCAAAGTTGCTGAAGTATTGTGAGTTGCGTAGTAATTTTGTACTTGTAGGTAAAAGTCAAATTGGGCTTTTGCGCTAAATTTGCTTATATCTACATCTTCCCCGATGTTATCCGCCCAGCTAGTTTTTGTGGGAATTTCTACCAACCATTCCGTAACTCTTGGGTCAAATGGATCGTTTAATAAATTACCCTCAGCATCTTTACAAGATTGGGAAGGAATAATACTGTAGCCATAGTCCATACAAGCTAAAGCTACTGCATCGTCTCTGCCAAAAGTAATCCGACGGATAAATCTAGCAGCTTTTGGAGGATGCCAACCAGGAGACGCGCCAGTTAAGAGACTCTTAGTCCCGCTTGGTTGCACCGTAGTACATCTATTGGGGCGTTTAAGCGAATGTGCATGACAGTATTCCCAAACTGCTTTATGGGCTTCATCTTTAAAAAGCGTCAGGTAAAATTCTTCCAAGGCTTTAAAAAGTAGTCCGTTGCAAACGCCGGGGTGTTTTATAGCAAATTTCCCTTGGCTTTTATTCCAATCGTTAATAATTTCAACTACCTCATCTGGGAATGTTTCTATCCAATTTTCTAAATCCTTTGATGTGATAAAGTCTCTGTCTGAGTATTCCTCCCTGCCGCCTTCCCACCAGCGCAACCAACTTTCCCCAAATAAATTAACGAAAAAGTCAAATAAGCCAGTAAAGCTAACGCCAACAATAGGGTCTAACTCCCTAGATTTTTGATATCTCTCGTCAGGGAATTTGTCATTTAATAGTACGGCTGCAATTAAACCCGCAGCCCTAAATGAGTCTCTTAAACTATTTAAGTCTTTTCCATCTAGCGTGTTTAGGTGTACTTCAGCGAGATCGCAGAAAAAATTGTTACCCACAATTTCTCCGCAATTATGCGCGACAAAGCCCTCTACTACACCCCAGTGCGTTATTGGTTCAGAAAAATCATAAACTTTTACAATCCCTTGTTTTTCTACTACCGATATTGAGGGAGAGGTTGCCAAGAGAGTTTTGGCAAATTTATCAATCTTGTACGAATGAATAAAGTTGATTTGGTTGAAGAATGAAAGTCTCTCTTTGTATTGCTGAATATTTACGTCGTAACTTTCTCTACATTGGTAAATACCATTAGGGAACGACACGGTCGTCGGACGGTTAACGGTTATATAAGCTTCTATGCCAAAGTCTGCTTTTAAAGAATCAACGATCTGTTCGCCCATTTCTCTACAGGTCGTCTTTAAGGTCACTCTGCCGTTTTTTAGAACACTGCCGTTAGCTGAATAAAGTCCAGACAAGAACGATGCTTTTATGTCTAAGTCCCAGCCTTTATAAGTGGATGGGAGTGCGCGAAATGGAAGGGTGTAAAGAGAAAAGTCGTATTTGTCAATTAACTCATTCAGTCCGTTAACATAAATACGCCTTTCGCCATGTTTCTTGCATTTCAAACCTTCCGTTTCTTGGAAAAATTCTAGGATTTCTTGATCCTTTTTACCTATGTTGACAGCAACACCTAGTTGCCCTTTTTTGTCGTTTTTCAAATCAGATAAATCAGATAATTGACCATCACCTTGGACAAATCCTAAACAAACGAATATTTTATTCTTATGCTCTGGCACTTTTAAGAATGGCATTAATCTGTCACCCGGTCTTAATTCAGATGCGTCAACTCTTTTGCCATCAATATTTAAAAAAGAGTGATCTGGAGTGCAGTGAATACTTCCATAAGCCCCCATTCCTACCCTTACGGTTTCCTTTTCACCTGAACACCATATATGAGATAGAGAAACATTGCCCTCTGCGTTAATTATCTCTACATCTTGACCGTCCAACGACTCGAATGCTCTGTAACCATCTTTAGTTAATATTTTCATATCCCCACGAAAACAAGGGTTGGTAGCGTACCTAGACATCCTTTCTTCCGCTTCAGTAATACTCAACAGCCCTAACTTAGCTAAAAAATTTAATGCTTCATTTAAGGACTTATTGTATAAGTCTAAAAACTTATTTTTTAAATCCTTATTAGAGAGTAAATCCACGTTAGCTCTAGCTACCGCTTCGCCAGCCCATTGAATTGCACCTTCACCGCTGTGGAATTGTTTTTGCACACTTTTTTTGACCTCTTCTAAAGTTGGGCGACGGTGATAAACTAACGTATGATTAGCCATTCTTAAGCAATCTTTGTCAGGATCTATTTTCCAGTTACCCTCATTGTCTTGTTGCCACAAGTTATCTTTAGCTGTTGCAAACTCTATATCTTCTGGCGAACCCTGTCTCATGCCCGCCGACCTTCTTATATTTCCGGCTACAATTGTAACACTAGCCTCATCAATTAACTTGCATAACTCTAAAGCGGTAAGTTGGCGACCTATAGCCCCGTTTAAAATCTTAGCTAATTTTCCATACATCCCAGCTAAAGCTATGGGATTAGCTGTTCCGCCAAAACCTTTAAGTTTTTCCCCACTACTTCTTACCGCACCTAAGCAAACGAAAACTTTAACGTTTTTCGCTAAATCTTCCCTTGAAGACAACTCTAGAAGTGTAAGGTAAGAGTCTACCCAACCCTTACGGCTATCTCCAACAAAAATGTTAACTTGTCCGCGCGCGCCGCTAACGATAGTGTCATCGTGCCTGTTTTCTTTTTTTACAGTGCCAGGTAAATTAACAATCTCTACGCTTAAATTATTCCTTATAATAGGAAGATTTTTAATATATTTATCTTCCAACACTGCGCCAGTCCCGCATCCCTGCATAGCCAAATTCATCATTAAGCTTAATGCTTCCCAGTCTGTAATGTTTGTGGATGAGCAATTATAAGCACCGTAAACGTTTTCTGGCTTTTTTAACCAATCTGTACCACCACACCACAGCCACCTTCCACTACTTAATACTTTAAATTCTTCCTGCGATCGCCTAATTAAGTCACCCTCAGCCTTAGTTAATTTTCCCAGAGAAATTAATGCCGTAATTGTCCGGTCACAAACATCTTGCCATGTCTCTTTTTTACTTCTTGAATAAGTGCGGTAAAACACAGGTTTTGCGGACGGAGCATAAACTTCGTTAAACATTTTCTTAGAGGAGTAAAGATTTATACTTGTTTATAGCACATTCCCATAAAGAATGTTATAATAAGCACTAATCAGTTTTTTTAACCTTAAAAAAAGTGTCAGAGAAAAATGCAAGGTTAGAACTTAAGGATGGTGAAATTGCCGTAGGTCAAGCTACGCGATATTTTAATTTGGAAATTCTTCCCAACTTCTCAAAATCTTTAAATTTAAATAAGGATATGGAGGAAGAGGAGAGTGGGGAAGAAGTAGTAGGAAACTTAACCGCAAGTTTTGTTTTTTCTTCCGAATATCCAATCCTTAGATACGATTACTGGGAAGATGAGAGATATTACGAAGTTCTTTCCCATGAGCCAGGCTGTTGCAATACTCAAAGGGTTACAGAAGGTGTCTGCCCAATTCTTTGGAATCATAATTGGGATTTGCAACGCGGCCTAGTAATGGGGGTAAATTTCTCCCAAGGTAAGGCTATTTGCGATGTCCAGTACGACGACAACGCAGAGGGTAGAGACTTATATAACTTAGTCCAAAAGGGTACTCGTAAAGGTGTTTCGTTCATGTACCAAGTACAGGATGAATACACCGAACTTCCCAAGAAAGAAGCCGCCGCTCTTATTGAAAAATACGGACTCGCAGACAGGGGTTATTACCCAGTCAGGATAAGTAAAAATTGGGAAATATTTGAGATATCCCATGCAAGCGTACCCGCCGACCCGACGGTAGGAGTAGGTAAAAGCCTACAGTGCAATGGAAAAGATGAGCCTAAAATTATTCAAATTAAAGGTAAAAATATGCCTCCACTAACACCTTTAGAAGAAGTTAAATCTTCAACTCCCGACCCCGTTCCTGCGCTAGAGGAAAGGGAGATTGTAGCCGTAGCAGAGTTGAAGCCTCAAGGCTTAGATTTAGAAGCCGTTAGAAAATTAATTCTTGAAACAGTAACTCCAGTTCGGGAAATGAATTTAGTTCTAGAACAAGAAAAATCTCAAGCCTTAGCAGAAAATTCAAGCTTAAAACAAGAATTAGACCAAGAACGCGCCGAGAGATTAAAAGCCCAGCAATTAGCTGATACCCTTAAAGATATTTCGCAGTTAATTGGCCGCCCCGGATCTGAAGTCGTCCCCGCCGTTAAAAATACCCCAAAGTTTGCCATGCAAGGTTTAGCTAAAGAATTTATTGACTTATTTAACAGTTCCAAAGCCGAACCTACAGAAGTTCGCCACGATGGAATGGTTGCAGTCCAACGGAATCATAATGTTTTAGCTAGATTCATGCACGATCACTTCCGTGAAGAGCAAGCCACTAAGGGTTTGCGTGATTGGAAACACGCTCCTTTGGTTAAAGAATTAGAAAATTACTTTAAATCTTCTGAGGGTGGCGGATTTCTTTCTGGTCGTGCGGCCGGGCCAACTATCGGATCGAGCGGCAGCATTGGCGCAATTTTCTTGGATGTTCTCTCAGCTTTAATGAGAGAAACTCACAACTCCAATAATATTTGGTGGCAGTTTGCTTCCACTATATATGACTCAACATCTGCGCCCAATAAATCCATCCTGATTCCTCGCGCTAATAATTTAGCCGATCCTACAGATGTTAACGACTTCCTGATCAGCACAACCGACACCTATACCAGCATTAATTATACTCGTGGTACTTCTACAGATTCTCAAGGCTTGGAAATTACCACAGTCCCGCTAACTATTGCTCAATGGGGTCTAGGTTTAAGCACAGGAGTAGGCAACCGCCCTGTATTTATTCCAGAATTTACTGAAGCTACGTCATTAATTGACTTAATGGCAGTGTTGGATAAAGTATTAATGCAGCACTACTTCAAATTTGAAGATTTGATG